AATAAAGGTTTAATTTTAAAATCAGCAAATGGTACACAATATCGTGTTACTGTCAGTAATGCAGGTGCCTTGGTAGTTACTGCAACTTAATATATAATCTTCCCTATGGATGAAAAGCAATTTTTAATTATAGCGTATCAACTTATTGAAGTATCTTTGCAAAGAGGTGCTATCAAAGGTGAAGAATTAGAAGTCATCAATCAGATGAGAAATCATGTAACTGCAAAGCTTAAAGAAATGCAAGAACCAGTAACTGAATCTGTTGGTGAACTAGTAGAAGAAAAATCAGAAGATAAAGAGGAGAAATAATGGAATATATTATTGTTGCAATTATTGTGGGTGTTATTGGCTACATATGGGTATCTAAAAACAAACCTGAGTGGCTTGAAAAATTTAAAAAATAGTGGCCAGAAAAACAGCAGCAGATGTCCATCTTGAGTTATCTGTACATCAAAAAGAAAGTGCAGAAAGATGGAAAACTGCTTTCAACAAGTTCGTAGATATAGAACTTGAAATTAAAGAATTGCAACAAAAAGTATCAGGTGGATTAACTACACTTATAGTATTGCTGGTAGGTTTAATCTGTAGTGTAGCCGCCTTACTTATAGAGAGTTTACTTATATGAGCGCAGAAACTTTAGAAAGTAAAGTAAGTCATATGTTGAGAATACACGAAGGTTTTGTGTCACATGCATATGAAGATTCTACCCCTGAAAAATACCTTACTATTGGTTACGGTAGGCTAATAGACGAAAGATTGGGAGGAGGCATATCTCAAGATGAAGCTGAGTATCTCCTCAATAATGATATTAAAAACTGTATCAAAATCTTAGCATCAAGGATTGAGTGTTTTGAAAGCCTTTCAGAAACAAGAAAAATAGTTCTCATAAACATGTATTTCAATCTAGGCAATAGGTTATTTAAGTTTAAAAACATGTTATTTGCCTTACATGCCAAAGACTACGACGAAGTTGCAGTACAAATGCTAGATAGCAAATGGGCTGAACAAGTCAAAGGCAGAGCTAATGAACTAGCCGGCATGATGAAAACAGACGTATACCACGGATAACACCAAATCTAGCTATAATATTAACTTCGAGATAGAATATCTTTAAGTTATGGCTATTCAGAAATTATCTTTTGCTCCAGGTATAGACAGAGAAGGAACCGCTTACGATTCAGAAGGGGGTTGGTTTGATTGTAATTTAGTGCGGTTTAGAGCAGGTAGGCCAGAAAAGTTTGGTGGTTGGCAAAAAATAACATCAAGCACATACTTAGGTACTGTAAGAGCTTTACATAACTGGATAGCAAATGATGGCACTAAATATCTAGGCTTAGGATCTACTTTTAAATACTACTTATATTCAGGCAGCATATTTAACGACATAACACCCATAAGAAGCACGACAGCGGCAGGAGATGTCACGTTTGCCAAAGTTGGAAATGGAGATGCAACAATTACTGTAACAGATACAGACCACGGATGTGTTTTGAATGATTTTGTCACTTTTTCTGGTGCAGTATCTTTAGGTGGCAACATTACAGCTGCCGTTCTCAATCAAGAATATCAAGTCTCAGAGATAGTTGACGCAAACAACTATCGTATAGAAGCAAAAAATACTAGTGGTAACGCTGTTCTAGCTAATTCCTCAGATACAGGTAATGGTGGTTCTAATACTGTTGGTACATATCAAATAAATGTTGGGCTAGACAATTTTGTTGCAGGTGTAGGTTATGGTGCAAGCACTTGGGGCGGAGGTGGCTGGGGTGGTGCATCTACACTATCTTCAGTCAATCAATTGCGTTTGTGGACACATGATAATTTTGGACAAAATTTAATCATCAATCCTAGAGGCGGTCAAATATATAGATGGCAACCATCATCTGGGGTAAATACAAGAGCTACTTTATTATCAGCTATAGGTGGTGCAAACAAAGTGCCAACCAAAGGATTACAGGTTATAACTTCAGAAACAGATAGACATTTAATTGTTTTAGGCGCTGATCCGTTATCAGGTGGTAATAGAACAGGGGTAGTTGATCCTATGTTAGTCGCATTTAGTGATCAAGAAAATGAGCTACAATTCGAACCTTTGACTACAAATACAGCTGGTTCTGTTAGATTATCCTCAGGATCTCAAATAATTGGTGGTGTCAAATCAAGACAAGAAATAGTGATATTTACTGATACCTCTGTATATAGTATGCAGTTTGTCGGTCCACCATTTACATTTGCAGTAAACCTAATTGATAATTCTACTGGCTTGATAGGACCTAAAGCAGCTGTAACAGCTCCTGGAGGTGTTTATTTCATGTCTTACGATAGTTTTTACGTTTATAGTGGTGGAGTACAGAAACTGCCTTGTAGCGTTAAGAACTATGTATTTAAGGACAGTATTAATGGTTTGAATGTAAATGAAGCTTATAAAGTTTTTGGCTTTACAAACAAGGAACATAATGAAGTAGGATGGTTTTACCCATCCAAAAAACAAGGTTTAAATGATAACGAAGAAATTAACCGTTATGTAATTTATAACTATGCTACAAATATTTGGTATTACGGACAGTTGGTGCGGACTGCTTGGTTAGACTCTGGTGTTGAATCATTCCCACAAGCCGTTGGAGCTCCAAATTTATTTCAACATGAAATAGGCTTCAACGACGATGGTGCTGCTATGCAAAATGTTTTTATAGAATCATCTGATTTAGATTTAGGTGATGGTGAAAACTTTGCTTTTTTAAGCAGAATAATTCCTGACATAAAGTTTCTAGGTAGTGGTAATGTTAAATTAATTACTAAACAAAGAGATTTTCCAAGTGAAGATCTAGAAGATCCTGCAAGAGTAACATCTAACTCCACTATATCTCCGGATACAAAACAAGTTTTCATCAGATCACGAGGTAGACAATTTATTCTAAGAATACAATCTACAGATCAACCAGATGATACTGGAACAGGATGGAGGTTAGGGGCGACAAGACTAGATCTTAGAACCGACGGGAGAAGATAAGGGTGGCTAAACTCTTACAGACCAACTTACCCTTTGCTACAGGGCCTAATGTATCAGCTGATACTTTCAATCAGTTAGTTAGAACACTAGAAATCAACCTAGGATCAATAGATCCTGACAATACCTTACAACTTACAACAGCAGAAAGAGATGAGCTCAACTTCAATATTGGGCAGATTATCTATAACACTACCACTACTACACTACAGTATTGGGATGGTACAAACTTTCAAAACATATCAGCACTAGGTGCCGTTAATTTAAATGTATCTGACGGTAGTGCAACTATTGGAATCAACCTTAATACACAAACTTTATCTCTTATAGGTGGGACAGGCATTACTTCTAATGCATCAGGGACTTCAGTTACCTTTGCTATTGATAATACGGTTGTTACGCTGACAGGCACTCAAACCCTAACAAACAAGACTCTTACAAGCCCTACCTTAACTAGTCCTGTCCTTAATGGTACTTTGTCAGGTTCTGCGTTTTTAGATGAAGACAATATGGCAAGTAACTCTGCAACAGCAGTAGCCTCACAACAGTCAATCAAAGCATATGTAGACAGTCAGGTAGGTACAGTTGATACCTTGGCTGAGATCCTAGCTAACGGTAATACAACTGGTGGTACTGATATAGCTGTATCTGCTAATGATGATATTACTTTTACTGATAGCAGTAAGGCTTTGTTTGGAGCTGGTAATGATTTACAGATATATCATGACAGCAACAATAGTTATATTAATGAGGTTGGAACTGGTGACTTAATTATTAAGGGTGGTAACGACATTCTTTTCCAAGATGCTGTTGGTAATACTTTAGCTAACATGAACCAATCTAATAGTGTTGAGCTTTATTTTGGCGGTAGTAAAAAGTTTGAGACAACTAGTGCTGGTATTGATGTAACAGGAGAAATAGAAGTTGGTGATAGTCACAAAATTGGTGATGATAGTTTTGACAACTTAGCTTTGATCTCATCAAGTGGTGAAAACATAGTATTAGGCTCTGCAAATGATTTATATTTCAATACCAACGCAACATCTCTTTCTAGTACTGGAAACGCCAGAATGTATGTTTCTGGAACTAATGGATATGTGGGTATTGGGACTATTGCCCCAGCAGCTAATTTACATGTGGAATCTACTGCACCTGAATTTAGATTATCACAATCAGGCACAGCAAAAGTAAGACTAAGAACAAGTGGCGATAACTATATAAATACAGGGCAAAACTTAGGCATAGGTATTGCTTCGCCAACCGAACTGCTTCATGTGTATGGCAATTTAAGAGTAGGTACAACAGCACAAGGTAGAATCAAATTTGCTGATAGTGATGTTACTCAAATTCTAGGACGAGATGGGACACATGGTAGTGGTGCATCTATGACTTTCACAGTTAATTCTGGAGATAGGATGCACATTGACAGTTCAGGACGAGTTGGAATTGCAACTAATACGCCAGCAACTAAGCTGGATGTGAATGGTACATCTACTTTTAGAGATGATGTAACCTTTACTGGAGCTAGTGCCAATATTATTTATGACAAATCTACTAACAACCTAGAGTTTCAAGATACCGCTAAAGCTTCTTTTGGTACTGATAATGACTTACTTATATATCACGATAGTGAGTCAGTAATCGAAGATGTAGGCACTAATGGCCTAATTATTAGAACAGATGGGCCTAACATCTCTATTAATGGTGGCTCTGAGGTAATGGGCAAGTTCATCAAAGATGGTGCTGTAGAGCTGTACTACGACAATAACAAAAGATTTGAGACTACTTCTATAGGTGTAAACATACCTAATCAGCTAGTCGTACAAGGAACAACAACATTTAACGACGACGCTATCTTTACTAATGATGCTTTGTTTGGTGATAACGATAAAGCTATTTTTGGTGCAGGTAGTGATTTGGAAATATATCATGACGGAGCAAAAAGTGTAGTAAGAGATGTAGGAACTGGCGATTTATTTTTGGGAGGAACTAACTTAAGACTTACTAATGGTGGTCTAACAGCAACTTATTTGCAAGGTATAGCTGGAGGTGCAGTAGATATAAGATTTAACAATTCTGTTAAGCTTGCTACAACTAATACAGGTATAACGGTTACAGGCACCATTACATCTGGGGCCATAACAACTACAGGCTTAGTAAATGCTGATAGTCTTGAGGTGCAAAATGATTCTACTTTTAATGGTGATTTAGATGCATCTGGTCAGTCTGTCAACGCAGCAAATTTTGGTATAGGTACTGTAGCTACTGTTGGATCTAGCTCTGCAACTACATCTGCAACCACGCAAGTAGCGGTTGATACTGTATCTAAAACAGCATTTAGAACCGTTAAGTATTTAGTGCAGATAACTAACTCAACAGATAACGAATATCATGCTACAGAGATACTAGTAACACATGATGGCACTACGCCGAGCATGACTGAATATGCTACTATATTTACAGGTACTGCCGAGGAAGCAACATTTAGTGCAGACATATCAGGCAGTAATTTAAGGCTATTAGCGACACCTGCCTCGACTGATAGCATGACATTTAAAATTACCAGGACAGGTATAAAGGTATAGCGATTGGATAGGGAAGATGGCTAACAATAAAGACTTTAGAGTAAAGAACAATTTATTTGTAAAAGGACTAGGAACAAGTACGTTTTCTGGTGATGTCTCTGTTGGCGACACCATAACGATTCAGGGTGCAGCAACCTTTAATGATGAGGTAAACCTTACTAGTGCCGTAAATGCCTCTGCTATTACCACATCAGGCAACGTCATAATAGGTGGTGACTTAACGGTTAATGGCACGACTACAACCGTTGATACCAACAATCTTAATGTTAAAGACAAGAACATAACTCTGAATTACTCAACAGGTGATAGCTCTGCTTTGGCTAACGGCGCAGGAATAACTATACAAGATGCGGTTAATTCAACGACAGATGCGACTATGTTATGGGATAGTACGAATGATCAGTTTGACTTCTCACACACTATAACCTTACCAGATAGCCAAGCTTTTAA